CACCCTTCACAACCTGATAACGCGGGTTGTTCGTGATGACGGTGTGATCCAAGATGCCACGCACCAAGGTCGTCCGAGCGTTCTGCGTCGGGATGACCTTGTCGGCGTAGTTGGAGCCCCAGAACGAGTGGGCCAGGGGCAGCGGCGTGAACACGAAGAACGGCACGCGGTCGACCGGCTCGATGTCGAGCAGTTCCTTGCCGACCATCGTGACCTTGTAGAGCCTTGCCTCGCCGGTTCCCTTGAGATCCAACTGGAGGTAGCACTCGTACACCCACACTTGGCGGGTCTGGTCTTGGATCGACGTGTCCAGGTTGACGTTGGAGGTGCCCGTGGACTCGAATCGAGCCAGCACTTCGGTGTTGTCGTCAATCGCCGCATCCGCTTCCGTACCTACGGAGTTGAGCTTCTTCTTGTCGTAGCCGGCCTTGATCAGGTCGCTGAAGATTTTCTTGGTGCGATGCGCGACGAACGGAGCATCCTTGATCGACTTCGCCTGAGGCGTGATCAGGAACTCTTCCGGTGCGATGGTGTCGATGCGAGCCTGGGACTTGTCCACGAGCCGCACGAGGTCGCCGCTGATTAGGCCGGTGGCTTCATCATGGTCGGTCTCGGTGATGCTCTTCACGTCGGGACTCGCCAGGAGCATGTCCACTTCGTCGGACGTGAGGTGGCTGAATTCCTCTTCGACCTCTTCCTTGCAGTCGTCCCAATAGACCTTCACGATGCCAGCGCGAGCCATGAGGCCGTCCTGGATCACCGTGGAGAAGATGTCGTAGCCCGCGTTCTGCCGATGGACTACGTAGTCCGTGTATTCGGTGGCCGCGTGGCTGTTGACGACATCGTTTTCACTGGTGGGATCGAAGGCGACGATCCGATGGCCTGCGGAGAAGGTCTCCAGCAGGACGGCTTTCATGGACTCGACCGCGTCGAACACATCCATCGAGACGTACTTGCTGTTGCCAGCATGGGACGGCTTCGGGAGGACTGCGTTGTAGTAGTCGAGAACCTTCTGCCGCTCTTTCGACAGCTTGGAGTCGTAGAACTGGACGCTGGTGCCGAGGGCTCGGTTGACCAGGGCCGCGACTTCCGACTTCTTCACTGCCTTGAAGTTCAGATCAGGCATTAAATCGTTTCGATGTAGTAGTCGTCAGTCACCTCAACCGGCGTGTAGCGACCCTCGTGGATGAAGTTGGCAAGAGCCAGCGACATCACGCAGTCGTCGTGACAACCCTTTTCGGCTTCCATCTTTCCTTCCTCGGTGACCACGTAGGTCAGGAGTTCTCGGATCGTCAGCTTGTCGTTGAGGGTCATCTCGCCCTCGCGGAGGGCAGCACGTAGTTGGTCGATGATCAGTGGCTTCGTCTTCACCGTAGTGCGGAAGCCAAAGATGACGGTTTCGTCTTCTGTCTGCTTATCGACCGAGGTCTCAAAGTACAGGTTGGGGTAGGCGTGATCCTTGCCGAGTCGGGTGACCGTCAAGATGCCGTGGTTGTTGTTCTCGACGCAGAGCCGCGCCGTGTTGAACAGGTGGCCGAGCGCGTTGAGCACGTCGGCGAAGTAGTCGGGGTGAACCTGGGAGCGGTAGGAGCCAACGTGGCGCTTCTCGCTGTCCAGGATCTGGGCCACAGACCAGTCGCCGCCCTTGAGACCCATCGCCACGTCAGCGCCGATGTAGTAGCTCTCGCCGGGCTCCACCTTGCGGTACAGCACGAGTTCGCCACGGGCGTGTTCGTTCCAGTTCTCACCCTCCAGCGCGAGCCGGGAGACGATCTCTGGGGTCTCCGCGATGCGGTCGTTCAGTTGCTTGGAGTTGAAGACCGGGCGACCCGAGGTCAGGAACGCCTCATCGGCATGGCACGGGTACTCCTGCATGAACATCTCGATGCCGTTGAGGGCCACCTTGTTTCGGCGGAACATCAACTGCTCGTCGTCCAGTTCGTACTTCGCAACTAGGGCGTCCTCTTCAGGCGTCCGGGTGAAGCCCTTGGGCACGGGCATGCGGTACTCGGCCTGGACGAACCAGGGGATGAACACCGCCTCGTATTCGGACTGCCCGGTGACAGCGGCGACCCACTGGACGTGGAAGACGTTGCCGATGCCGTTGGCGGTCGACTCGATGAAGCACATCGTTCCCCGTGCGTTGGGGATGGCCTGCATGAGGCCGTTGATGTTCTCTTTGGCGATGTGGGGCGGGTAGAAGGCTGCTTCGGAGAGGTGAGCCAACTGCAGCGTCTCGCCACGCCCGATACCCTCGCCGCCAGCCGTCGCCACCATGTAGCTGGAGTCGAGCTTGTCGAACGAGAGTTCCTTGCGGGACGAATACTTCGTGCTGGGCCGCAGGGTCTGAGGGCAGTTGTCGAAGTACCGCTTGCACATATCGAAGAGCGCCTTGGTGCTCTCCGCTTGGTGCGTCATCACGATGGCCTTGACGGCTTTGTGCTGAGTCACCCACCAGAACAGCAGCGCCTCGATGATGGTGCTGAGACCCTGCTGTCGACCCTTGAGGACGATGATGCGGATCTTGCCGGTGAGTTGCAGTTGCCTGATACAGACCGCGAGGAATATCTTCTGCGCGGCGTTCAGGATCAGAGGCTCAATCGTCCCCTCTTTCGTTCGGATTCGGAGCGCGTGTTTGGCGTAGAACTCGAAGTCGTCAAGCAGCCTTTTGCGGGCTAGTTGCCGAGCGTCAAGAGCCAATACCAGCGTCCTTGGCGATCTCGTCGAGGAAGTCCTCGGCGGTGCGCACGTTCACGTTGGTGTCCGTGGCCGGCTTCGCCATCGTGTATTCCAGCACCAGCTTGGATGCTGCGAGTTTGTCGCGGGGGTGGATCTCTTCCAGACGCATCACTTCGACAGCGGTCTCCAGAGCTTCCTTCGCGTACCCCTCCTTGGGGATCATTCCTTGTTCCATCATGTACCTTACGATGATCTTTGCTTCACGCTTGGCGCGTGCACGGAGTGTTCGGAGTCGCTTGATCGTGATGCCATCGGAGTGCCCGCGACTGCGTCCTTGCTTGGACTCGAATCGCTTGGCATCCCACAGCTTCAACAGGGCCTGACCCTCGTCACTCTCCCGAAGGCGAATGAAGAGGTTCTTGTCCCTTGACGTTCTTGCCCTTCCGGGCATTCCCGGCATCTTTGCCCGGTTGCGCTTCGGCAGCGGGGGTGGCGGGTTTCGCATTCAGCTTCTCCAGACGCGCGTGCATGGCCTCGGACAGGATCCGGTGCGTGTGTGGCGTCGATACGCAGAACTGGTGCGGGGGCAGCGACGAGATCATCTCGGCACCGACCACGACCTTCTGCTCGGGGGTGAAGACCTCGGAGTCCATCAATCGAATGAAGGACTCGTAGAGGCCGTGTAGTTCAAATGCTTTCATGCATTCCTATAGAAGCGCAGAGCCGGGGCTAGGAGGCCCTTGGCCCACGCGATCTTTTGAGGGTCTTGGAGCTTCGCCAGGATGGCGTCGACCTTGGCAAGCACTTCCTCTGCGTTGCGCGGAGAGCCGTGCTTGAGTTCGTGCAGAGCTTCCGTCGCGGCGTGCGACATACCCTTTGACGTGCTGCGTTCGGAGATGTCTGCAGCAACCTTGTCGTACACCTTCTGGCGCACGGTCGTTGATGCCTTGTACGCAGCCATCGAGCGGATCGGAGCACCTTGGGCGTCGACAGACGCGGCTGAAAGTGCACCTGGTTCAGCAGAGAGAGCGGCAAGGGCAGGATGAATCCCCACGGCATCTGGAACCGCCTTTCCGTGATTCGCCTGGAGGGCGTTCTGCAGCGTCCAGAAGGGCTTCTCGCCAGTCTCCTTCAAGGGTGCCTTGCTGACTCCCTTGCCGGGGGTCAGAGCATCCAGGACGTGCTTTGCCATCTCAGGGCGTTGGTTGGCGAGGTCTCGCAGGGAGGCGACGTGTTGAGCTTCGGAGCCACCAGCGACGTGCTGGCGCAGGGCCTGCATGGCACCCGTGTTGGCGTCGAGTCCGTCAGGCATGCCACCACCCAGGAAGGACTGCATCCGTGCGTCACGAAACGCTTGGTGGTCTGCAGCCTCTTGGGCGGTCGTAGCTGCCTTGGTGGCCTTCGCCGTAGCCGTCTTGGCCTTGGCGCTGTTCTTGAGGTCACCGAAGGCGTTCTTGAGCATGTCCGAACCATCGGGGATGCCGAGGTTGTTGTACTCACGAGATGCGCCGTTGACGAGTCCGAGGATGCCGGTGTCTTGCGGAAGGCTCCGCTGCAAGCCCTGGGAGAGCATGCCTGCGTTGCCAACCTGACCAGACTGCATGTCCTGGGCCGACTGCATGTCCGCTGCAGACGAGGCATTGGCCTTGTCCATGAACTTGTCGAAGAACGACTGCTTCGGAGCCGGGGCTTCGGGCGTCGGCATCTTCACGTTCGCCATCATGTCGATGGGTTGCTCGTGGACACCTTGCTGGAACTCACGGGCCGTCTGCAGATCACCATCGCTCGATGCCTTCGCCTTGGCGATGAGCTTTTCGAGTTCGGTGGATCCGCGCTTGGCCGGAACCTTGCCTGGAGCCACAGCCTGACGGGCCGCAGCCGAGACAGCGAGGTCTCGCATGGAGTTCGCAGCGCCGGAAGCAGCCGAAGGGCCGAGGTCAGTGGAGATCCGCCGTGCGGCACCCAACGTGCTCGGGGAGAGCAACGCATCGGTGACCGACTTGCGGCTCTGTGCACCGCCCAGGAGCGACTTCATCGCGTAGTGGACAGGGGCGGGGATCGGTAGCACGTCGGAGACCGAGCGGGCCAGCTTGCTGATGCCGCCCGACGCTTCCTGTTCTGCCGTGAGGCTTCGGGTGCGCTGGGCCTTGACGATGCTGTCGGCCACGGACTCGCCCAGGGGCGTGCCACGGAGACCTTGGATGTCGGACTCACTCAGGGCCTTCCAGTTCTGGAGGGCACCGCGCATCGCCTTGGCATCGCCGCCTTGAGCAGCAATCTCCTTGGCACCGAGCCCAGCAATCCCGTCGTTGGCGTCACGGATGAAGCTGTTGGCGACTCCGTTGAGTTGCTCGGCTCGCACCGGCTGTCCACGGAAGTTCGGGTTGTCCGAGATGTCGCTGAGACGGTTGATGATCTCCGAGTCGACCTTCGCGCCCTCTTCCGAGCCTGCGTTGGCAGCGAGCTTCTTGACTGCGCTGATGCCCGAGAGCCGATCAGCGATCTTGCCGCCGATGGCACCGATGCCGCCGCCCAGGCCAGCCGAGAGACCGAGTTCACCAGCGTCGTAGTCCGACTTGGAACCGACACCGATCTCTCCGGTCTGCTTCAAGGCGTCTTGACCACCACCGATGACGCCACCCTCGATCGCTGCCTTGCCTGCGGTCGAATCGACCACTCGCCGGGCCAAGGACTTCTCCAGAGCACCGCGAACGGCGACCTGGGTGGCTTCAGCGCCGCCCTTGGCCCACAGCTTCCCGATGCCGAGACCCGCATAGGTCACCGGATCGGTCAGGATGGACTTTCCGACTCGTCCGAGGGTGTCCCCGGAGAAGTTCGCTTCCTTGTCGTAGCCGTCCTGGAGGTCGAGGTAGGCTTGCTTCGCCTCGGGCGTCCAGTCGTGGGCCGTGGTGGCAACCTTTGCGAGCGTTGCCGTGTTCCATCGGGAGTCCGAGGCGAACGTCTTGGCCCAATCGGCTGCGTCCTGGTCGGATCCCTTGAATTCTTCGCCGTGGTACGCCTTGTATAGCGTCTTGCCCAACGCGGAGTAGTCCGCAGGCTTGCCAGG